GCATACTCGGGCGGCAGCGTGATTTGATCGTTGATCGTCTTGAACTGCTGCAACTGCTGCATGACCGTGATGTCGATCTCGTACTGCGAATTCGGGATCGGCCACACGAACAGGTTCGCCATCGGATAGCCCGCATCGTAGAAGGCATACCGGGGAAACGCGTTGAGATTCTTGATCGAGATGCGGTCGTAGTCCTCGCGCGCCTTCAGGATTTCGAGCGGATAGCTCACCGGAAGCGGCGTATCGACGTTCTGGCGGAAAAATGCGAACTCCAGTTTCGCCGGGCGCGCGATGTCGAAGTCGCCACCTGGGCCGACGGTGTACGAGATTGCGCCCGTTGCCTGCTTCGATGCCGTGATGAGCTGATAGACCATGTAACGGCGCCGCTGCCACTGCGCCATCATCATGTTCATGAGGTTGAACGCGTCGTTCATGTCCTCCGCTGCCGCCACCTGACCCACGCCGAGGACGTTGGCCGTCTTCAGCGCGAGCGTGATGATGTCGGAAGGCGTTTGCGGGCTCGGAACGGACATGGCTTAGGTTCCCGGCTCGAAGATTTGATAGGCGATCTCCGACGTGTCGGCGGTCTGGGTTGCCCCGGTGCCATCCTTCGCGGTGATCGTGAACGACGTGCCGGCCGTGCGCGTGATGCTGTACGAGGCCGCGACAGTTCCGCCGTCGGTCTGACGCTGCAGGAAAATGCGGCTATTGGCGGTGACCGACGTGTTGGCGACCGTGACCGTGCCTGCAACGAGCGTCGCGACGCCCTGCTTCGCGTTCGTGCCTTCCTTGACCGTCAGGCCCGCGCTCGTGTTGATCGGGCCGCTTGCGCTGAACGCGCCCGTATGCGCCCACGCGCCCGAGCCACTGGTCGAAATGATGCCGGTGATGCCGCTGGCCGCCCCACCGTTGACGGTCACGCCGAAAGAGCGCGTACCGGTCTGGTCGTTCATGAAGCCAAGGCCGATGTAACCGAGCTTGGATTCGACGATGCCGCGCCGATTGCCCGCGGTCGCGCCCATGTCCTGCAGGATCAACTGCGCAAACGAGTTGGCCGCGACAAGGAACGCGCCGTTCGAGGCAGGCACCGCCGCGTTCGTGCTTACGTCGAGCGCGCCGGCGAGCCCGTTGGCCGTCGTCTTGCCCGTAAAGGTTGCATCCTCGGTCGTCTCTGCAAACGACACGATGGCCTTCGCCGCCTTGAAATCCCAAAGGGCAGTCAACGGGGTCGGCGTATCCTGCGCAAAGAGGCCGATGCTTTGGCCGCCCTCCGTGGTGGACGTGACAGCCGAGGTCGCACCGCCCGATTGGAGCTGCAGGTTCTGCTTTACGATCGCGCCCTGATCGACGGTCAGACCGCCCTTGACCTCGGCGTTGGAATCGGCCGTCAGAACGCCTGCCACTTCGAAATTGCCCGATGCTTTGGTAACCGTCGGATTGGGGTATGCACCCGACAGATCGCCGCCGGCCGCACCGGAGGGAGATACGGCAACGTCCTCCAGCGTGACGCCGCTGATCGTGCCGCCGCTGATGTTCACGTCGTCGGAGCGCTCGCTGCTCAACGATTGATAGTCGGGCGGCGGGGTCGGTCCCAGGTCGACGAACGTTGCAGGCGCGAAGTGACGGCCGCCCTGCACGTAATACGTGCCCTTCTGCGTGTTGAGAATCGAGTACGAGGCGTTAGCGTCGAAGGTAGCCATGACTTACCCCTTCGCGCCGGCGATCATCTCGCGCAGCTTGTCGATGCCCGAACGGTGATGCGGATTGAGGCCAAGCGCGCGCGCCTCGGCCATCAGCGCATCGCGCAGTGCCTCGGTGCCGTCTTCGCCGGCCGATTCTTCGCCGATGGCTGCCGCCTCTTCCTCCGGGTTGTTCACCACGACATACGAGCCGTCGGCAAGCGTGACGTGTTTCGGATATTCACGGAACTTGTACGGCGACGTGAAATTCCGCATGTTGGACATCATGGGCTCGAAATTGGCGCGCATCTGCTACCCCTACAAAAAGGGGCCGAGGTTTCCCCCGGCCCAACCCTGGACCACTGGAGGAGACTCGTTACAGAACGTCCGCGACCACCACCGACCACTCCGGACGGATCGCGGCGTAGCCATAGAGCATGTCGAGACGCGTGATGAGGTTGTCGCTCATCACGTCGTATGCCGTGATCATCCGCATCGCGACGCCATCGAACTCCGCGCGCGCCGATTCGACGACACCGCTCGTCGGCATTTCGAGGTCGGCCGTGGCGAGCGTGAAGGCTTCGGGGTAGTACGCGAGGTTCTGGCGATACTTCGTACCTGCCGGAATCACCAGCGAGATCGCCGCCGAGTTTGCCGGCGACGCCGTGACGGTGTTGAACGCGGCAGGAGCCGGGACGATCGCCGGATAGATCGGGATCGAGGTCGCGCCCGAGGCGACATCTGCGGTCACGACGAACTGCTGCAGTTGGCCGTACGTTTCGCCCGTCAGGCGGTTGATTGCTTCGACGCCGGCAATCGTGATGATGTCGCCCGCGTTGAGCGTGCCGGTGATCGCGTTCGTGACGAGCGTATTGCCCGTCTGACCCGCGCCGTTGACCGTGCCCGCGCTGAAGCTGCCGACCGTATGGACCTTGGTCGTCTGATCGCTCATCCAGTCGAAGCCGAGCGTGTCGGTCGTGATCATGCCGGTTTCGTACTGGTCGCTGATCTTGCGTTGCGGGTTGAACAACCCGGCGAGCGAGCCGACCGTGCGCGCCTGCGTGAGCGGGTCGAGAATGATCTTGCGATCCATGCGCGGGGCGAGCGCTTGATCGAGCGCCGCGCCGGCGAGCAGCCACGTCGAAGCGTCGGGCGATGCGGTCGCGTTCGACTTCGCGACGATGTTGCTCGACGAGGCGGCGACGTTCATCAGGTCGGCGGCCACGGCTGCCGCGAGGCGGTTCACGGCCGGGGCCAGAATGCGCTCGCTGAAGTCGTCGAGCGACATGGTTTTCTCGGCGGTGCCGAACGAAACCGGGACGTTCTTCTGCTTGGCGACCGTGAGCGTCGTGTTCTGCTCGTTGGTGCCTTGCGGCGTGATGGCGGGGCCGTCGTTCACGACGTAATCGTTCGGCAGGCGGATGCGCAGCGTGTTGCCGATCTTGGCGCCCGAGCGCGCGAACTGGTCGTCGTACTGGCGATTGACGGTGCGCAGGAAGGCGTTGGTCTGCGTGAACAGACGCACCGCCTCGTTGGTAATCAGATTTAGTGTAAGCAGGCTGTTAGCCACGGAAGTTCTCCAAGAAACAAAACAAAGAGGCCATTGCTGGCGGCTTGTCTCTGCCCTACGGAGACCAACTTGACGGGCCAGTGCGGCGATTTACGGCTCGCCTCAGCCTATTTCCCCGATGGGCGCGGCGAGCGCGACCCTATCGGTGAGCTACAGCGTAAGCCGGGAATAAATGCGGTCAACGACGGCGCGCGTTCTTCTTTCTCCACTCCATCCATTTGCGCGTGTCCTTCGGGTCGGGCTCCGAGCCGTCGCTCGCACCGCCGCCGCCTTCCAGCGGATCGATCGGAGGCGGGGCCTTGCTGATCTGCTTGCTGAGTGACTTGGCCGCCTTGGGCGCGAGCTTCATCATTTCGATGCCCATCTGAACGGGATCGAGCGAAGCGATGCGCATGGCTTCGTTCAGGTTTTCGGTCTTGCCGAGCCACGTCACGAGCTTTTCGGCGCCGTCGATGCTCGTCAGCACGCGAAGGAATTCCGGACCGCCGATGCCGGCCATGTTCAGGTTCTGCGTGGCCTTGTCGAAGTCTTCGCCGAACTCCTTGGCGCCGGCTTCGTTGATCGCGGCGATGCGCTGATTCAGCGTGGTTTGCGCGGTCTCCTCGGCGATCATGCGCTTGGCGTAGGCACGCGCCAGTTCCTCGACGGACTGGTGGCTGTGCTGCGCCGGCGCAGAATGCTCGGCGTCGGGTGCCGACTGCTGACGTGCGCGCGCGAGCTCCGCTTCCAGTTCCGCAACGCGTGCTTCAGCAGCGCGGCGCGCGGCCGTGATCTCGCTGATGCGCTTCGGCACCCATGAGGTATCAGGCTGCGACTTCTGGGTCGTCTCGTCGCTCGACTGAATCTCCCGATCGTCGGGCATGGGCGTGCTGTTGCCTTGCTCGATCTGTTCCGTTTGGACGTCGCTCATTGTGGTTCTCCGGGGGTTTGGGTTTCTACTGGTGCGAGTACGTTTTGAATGCCTGCGGCGTAGAGGTTTGCCGGGTCAGCGTTATCGGGCGCGATCCCGGCGTCGGGGTTGGGCGCGCTCAGGATTTCCGCGAGTGCCTTGCGGATGATCGGCTCTAGCGCCCCTTCGCCCATGACCGGCGCGAGCGTCTTGAGGCGGTCTGTCTCGGCCTTGAATGCGTCGAGAATCGCCTTGTTGTCGTCCTTCATGCGCAGCGCGAGGTGATTGAGCGCATCCATGTCGACGCGCTTCTCTTCGAGCTGCAGTTGGATCGTCCTGTCGTGCAGTTGCTGCTGAAGGCTCTGGATGATCCCTGCGGCCTGATGAATCTGTTGCGTGAGCGATTGCACCTGCGGATCGACTTCGCCGAGCACGGCCGGGTTCGTCGCCTTGATCCAGTTGCGCACACGCTCTTGCAGCTTGTCGGCCGACGGGAAGTCGGCGGTCCCCATGTACAGGTCGCCGATGACGTTCGAAAGCTCGGGACGCGCGGCAAGCAACTGCGTCATGGCGTCGAAAGCCCTTTCGCGCCGGCTGTCGAAGTTCGGGCCGCACTTGGCGATCACGTCGTATTTGCCGACCGCAGGATTGAAGATCGACGCGGCCTGCGCTTCGCCGGCGTTCTCCTGCTGCGCGAGCGGCTTCTTCGATTCCGGGTCGATCTGGATTTGATGCTCTTCGCCGTCCTCGGCGCGGATGCGCAGCACGCGGCGCGTGTCGTAAATCTTCGGGATCAGGTCGAGCAGTTGAACGCCCGTAAAGCGAATGGCATCGGCCATCGCGTCTTGAAAGTGGAACGTGACGCGGTTGCCCTGCTTCTGGCGCTGCTCGATGGCGATGCCGCTGACTTCGTTGCCCTGCTCGCTGAACGTGGCTTCGTACTGACCCGAGGCCATCATCAGCTCGTGCTCGGCCGCCTGCATGCCTTCCATGAACACGGGCGCGCCCGTCGGCGGCTGTTGGCGCTGCGGCGTCGGGATCTGATTGCCGTTCGCGTCCGCATGGTTGTACGGCAGGAATGCGTGATTCTGCGTGTTCGCCGTCTTCCAGTAATCCTCAAGCCCTTGGATCGCTTCGACGGCCGCCATGTACGGCGTTTTCGACTGGAGCGCGCCGTATTCGAGCGCGGCCGACGCGTTGTAGTTGAACGCGCGCTGCGCGTCCTTCAGGTAGCGCACGAGCCCCTTGCGGTCGAGCCGGTTCTCGATCACGACCTCTTCGCCGACGACGCGGATGATCGGGATGTACTTGCCCGCCCAGGTGGATTGCTCCTTGATCTCGTCGCCGACGATCAGATACCAGCGCACGCCGAACTTCGGAACGCGGCGACGCTGCGCGCGGCCTTCTGCCATCGCCTGGTCGAACAGGTCGCGGTTCTCGGCGGGCAAATCCGACTCGCGCACGAGCATCACCCCGCCGTCGTCGGCATCGATCGCATAGAGCCATTCTTTCGACTCCTCGCGCTCGTAATACTCGGCCACGCGCACCGTATCCTTGCGCGTCCACGCCAGTTCACCCTCGCCCATGACAACGCGGCCGGCGATCTTGCCGTACTTGCGCTCGGCCATTTCGCGCGGCATGTCGTCGAAGATGAACGCAAAGCGCGCGTCGGAGCCGTCACGGCGCTTGATGAGCGGGTCCATGTAGACCGACAGCGGGTCGTTCACCGGGCGAATGAAGATTTCCTGATCGAAACTGTCGTCGTCCGTGTAATCGGTGACGATGCGCCAATAACCGATGCCCCCGCCGACCTGACATTCCATCGCCTTCGAATAGGCGCTCTGCGCGTCGGAGATGTATTCGATCCGGCGAATGATCTGCTCGAACACCTGAGCCGATTCGTAGGTCGCCTCGTCGCCCGTCGCGGTGATCTGGATCGACGGCTTGTTCGCCTTGCCCTCGTTGACCACATGCAGCCAGTGCGTGTGCGTCTTGTTGATCGTGACCATCGGCTGCCCGGCGAGCTGGCGCTGCGCGCGCACCGCGGCATTCCATTGGTCCTGGTTGTCGGGATCGGCAAACAGAAAGCGCATGTCGTCTTTGTAGAGCGATCGCGCGGCCGACTCCCATTCAACGGCGGTCGCAAAGCGCTCATGCGCGCGCCTGACAATGGTTTTGTGCTTTTCAGCCATGTTTTAGCCCATCCAGTAGCCCGGCGCGACTCGGCCAGGGTTGACGATTCGCGGCTTGGCAGCCAACTGCTGATGCGGCTTTTTCTCCCGCACGAGGCCGGGGAAAATCTCAGTCAGCGCCCAGATAAGCGCATCGGCGCGGTTCGGCGAACGCTCGCCGATATAGCCGGCCGTCGAGAACGCCGTCAGTTCGTCCTCAAGCTCGCGGAAGATGCCAACGTGGCGCACTTTCCCCTGCTCGTAGAGCGACGAGAACGGCTCGGCACGCACGGCCTTGCCGCGCGATGCGGTGACTTGCTTGAACGGCGTGCGCGCACGTGCGGTCTGTACGACGTGCTGCACCATTGCGCCGCCGTAGTTGGTTTCGCCGACGACCACATCGCCGGCATGCCGGTCATAGGCGCTTGCAACGACGCTGCCCCACGTCGCCGGGCCTGCCTTGACGGTGCAGTCTTCGAGCACATACGCGCGCCCGTCGGTGCCGAGACCCACAACGATGATCCCGATCGCGTCGTTGTCCGCGTTGTCGACATCGCCCGAGCCCGAAGGGTCCACCGAGACCACCACGCGCACGAAATCGGGCAATGGCTGATCGGTTCCGTGTCGCCACTTCTCGATGGTCTCCTCGGCGAACAACTGGTTGGGCGTCGCGTCGCTGAATTCGCCGCGCAGAAAGCGCTTTTGCAGCCGCGGGCTCATGCCCTTGAGCGTGTCGAGGTAGTCGGCGCTCAGGTTCTGCGCGTTGTCGCCGGGGTTGATCTGGAAATGCGCGTAGTCGTGCGGGTTCGGCAGCGGATCGCCCGTCTCCGGGTCGACCTTCAGCACGAAGCGCTTGTAGGTCCAATGCGCCTTCGACGGCGGATTACAGTCGAAGAGCGCGCGCACCTTCAGCGGCGCAGGCTCGCGCCCCTCGATGTTCGTCATCACCTTTTGCGCGAGACGCGTCACGGCCGTATCGACCGATGCCATCGGGATTTGCGAGCTTTCGTTGAAATAGAGCGTGGCGAATTCCTTGCCGAGAATCTTCTCGACGCGCTCTTTATCGTCGAGGCCGCCGAACCAGACTTCGCTATCCTCTGCGCCGCCAGTGTGGATCGACGCGTAGCCGTCGCCCTTGTGCATCGTCCACCGCACGCCGGGGAAAGCCAGCTTCATCATCTTCGGCCACGTATCGAGCACGATCGACTCGTGAACGTGCAGCGCGCGAAAGCGAAAGATGCCGTGACGGCTGCCCGGCGCCTTGATGGCGCGCATGGCGATGTTGCGGCAGAGGAGAAACGTCTTGCCCGAGCGCGAGCCGCCAAAGAGCATCAGGTTCTTGGCCGGGCCGGCCAGAACCTGCTGCGCCTGTTCCTGACGGGGCGTGAGCTTGAACGTCATAGCGCCTCGTCGACGGGCGACATAACGACCTGAACCGGGCCACCACCCTCGCCCGTATGTTCGTTGACGACGCGATCGCCGTACTTGCGCGGGTTCATCCGCGCGAGAACCCACTTGCGCGCATCGATCTGCACGCGCGTTTGAGCCGGATCGCTGCCCTTGTCGGCAATGTCGATGATCTCGTCGAAGTAATGCTCGGCGCGCAGCCTTTGCGCCTCGGCGTACTGCGCAGCAAGCGTTTCATCGTCAGCGATCCAGCGCAAGAACGTGCGCTTGGTCGGGTAATCCTTCGTCTTGCAGATGGAGCGCAGGCTTTCACCTTCGGCCATGCGCTCGCAGATGCGGTCGAAAACCTGCTGAGAGAATTTGCTTGCCGCCATTACCGCCCCCGGATGTCGCCAGCGCTCACCCGGTTGGTCAGTACATGCCAATGGATGGCGCGTGCCACCATGCGGGCGGCTTGATGCTTCGCTTCCTGTTCGAGCAGCGTTTCGAGCTTAGCGCCCATGAAATCGCTGAGTTCAGCGCGGCGGCGAATGCGGTGTTCCAGGGAATTGGGTTTCATTTTTTCTTTTTGCCGAGCACGCGATTCGCCTTCGCGTCGATCTTCGCCTTTGCCGATTCGGAGAGCTTGCCGGCCTTCACCATCTGGCTCGCTCGCGCCTTCGCATTGGCCGCGTGACTTTTGTCGGGCATCGGATAAGCGCGCTTGCCCGGCTCGCCGAATTCAGACTTCGGCAACGCCTTGCGCGCTTTGGACGTGAGCTTGCTCACTTCGACAGGCCCGATTCTTTCGGCGCGCGGATGCCGTTGATGCGCACCGGCTCGGGTTTTGGGCCGCTCGGCGGCTTGCCGCCGTCGTACTTGCCAGCGGGTGCCGTGCGCGACGCATTCGCGCTGCGTGCTGCCGCCTTCGGATCACCGCCGTCTTTGAGTCCGCCTGCCATGGTCTTTCTCCGCAAAGGAAATATCCGCCTGATGGCGGCTACGGGCGATGCTATGCCGGGAGTAGATGCAGTCAACGCCTGCACAGGCGCGCATGCGAGAACAGGTCGTACTTCAACTCGCCTTCCGGCACGATGGGCTCGCGCCGCGCCGCGCGGCGGTCCTCGTATCCCTCGACGAGCTCATAGCGCCCTTCGTTTTTGCGTGACGCCGGGTAGTACCGCAAAGCCCCGAGCGCCACGCCTACGCGCAACAGTTCCTCGACTTCCCGCAAATCCTCACCGAAGGAAAGGCCAAGCTCGCCCAACGTGTACGGTCTCTTGCCACCGAGAAGGAATCGGATGGTGTCGAGCGTGAGAGGCAGTTTGACCTTGCGTGCGCGCATGTTTTCGGCTCCTATCGTTTCTTCGCTACGTGCAAGCCCACGATCAGGGTGAACAGCCCGAGGACGGCGACGCCGAAGACCAGGCCGAACCAGAGAGGCGCTGTCACCCATAGCCACGACCACGCGATAACGCCGGTCAGCTTGAGCGCGAGGAGAAGCAGAAACAGCGCGAGTGGGAATGTGATCTTCACAGCACGCCCTCCGCGTCCTTGAGGATCGCTTCGATCTCGCTATCGAACACGTTCCACTTCCGGCGCAGGGTCTCGGTCATGCGGCGCAGGAGGGACGTGTGCGGATGCTCGGCCGTGTTTTGGCCCGCGTCACTCGCCGAATTCTCGTTTGAGGCATTCGAGGCAGAGCCAGATTCGCCCGATGCCGGTGGCTCCGCACCTTCCGACACCGCAACCACGTTTCCCACGTCACCCTCGCCCGAGAGAGGCGCATCGGGCGCAGAGGCCGCCGGCGAGGACGTTGCGTCGAGAGAGGCACCACCAGCACCGTTTGGGACCGGCTCGGTGCTGCTCGGTGCTGCGTCGTTCTGTTGTGCTGCTGCGGTGGGGTCTGTCATGCTTCGTTCTCCAGGTTGTTTTCCTTCCATGCGAGGAAGGGGTTACGGTTAGCGTTCGTCGTCAATCCTCCAGCCCGCAAAGCCAGTCCAGCGAGCAGTCGAGCGCCTTCGCAATCGCGATCAGGTTCATGAGCGACGGCACGACCCCGCGGTTCTCATAGCTCGTGATCTGAGCTTGATCGATGCCCGTCTCCGCAGCGAATGCGCGCACCTGGAAGCCCATGCGGATGCGCTCGGCTTTCATGCGCTGCCCGAGCGCGCCGAAGCCGGGGTTGCCCTGCTTCGCGTAGGGATGGCGGTTGTTGTTCATGGTCACTCCCTCCCCGTGATCATCACGTAGCACTCGCCGCCCTTGACGATCGGCCCGCGCAGCACCATCAACTCGTCGATCTGCTCGTCGTCGTCGAACACGCCTGCGTGCTCCAGCGCGTCACAGAGCGCCTTGAGGCGGTTGTCGAGGTCGGAGGGCCTACGATCACGCATGCACAGCCGCACGGCCATGAAGAGGCGCGCAGAGCCGAATTTGAGCGCCCCACGGTCGGCGACGATCTCTGCGACCGCCTTGCGGAAATCCTTGCCCTGCTGCGTGATGTACATGCCGCGCGGCGACTTGCGCCAGTAGCTGTTCACCGACGGCGGCAAGGGCAGCGTGAGGAACTGCGAAACGCCCTCTGCGCCCGTCATTCGGCACCTCGCCTTGCGATCATCTGGTCGGCCACTCGGTAACGCATCTCGGCGAGCATCTGTGCGATCTCTGGACCGGTGCGCACGGTCTTTCCGCCTTCGGTGGCGACGACTACGGCGTCCTGCCACGTCACGCCAGAGTGCGCCGCGAAATAGTCGCGAAGTGACATGCCGGAGCTTGCGAATTTGACCGGGAACGCCGTCCCTCCATCTCTAACTCGGCTCATTCGGCACCTCGCGCGCGCGCGGGCGTAGCGGGGACGACGGGCTTGGTCCAATCGCGGCGCTTCACGCCAGTCACGATGTAGAACGGGTCGAAATCGGCGGGGATCATGCGGCCTCCAATGCGAGATGAACTTCACGCATGGCACGCGCGTCAGCTAACGCGTTGTGCGGCAGTGCGGATACGGCATCGAGATCGCGGCGAATCTCTAGCGTCAGTGCCGGGGTATCGATTCGGAAACCGGGACCGGTGATTAAAGCGTTGCAGAAGTGCGCGATGTCCTCCGGCCAATCGGCAACGATGTGCACGGAGTCGTAATGCCGCAAGAATTCGAAGAGACGCCTTTGCAGTAGAAGCATCGCGACGGGCGCCTTGCCGATGATCGGCATGACGTTTTGCGCTACCCATGCGCCGGGCTTCTCGCATCCGACCGATTCGTAAAACTCGCGGCCGTCTTCCGCGACGAGAGCCATGCTGATGAGCTCGCCCTTGAATTCGTTGAACTCGGTATCGATCCAGATTCTCATGCGTGCACCTCGTTGCGCTTGTTGATGACCGAGCGGCGAAGCGCGGCGTAATCGTCGTTTCGGTTTGCGGCCTGAATGCCGGCACCGGAGAGCACCGCGTCTTCGGCATGGCGAAGCACTTCGGGAGGCAGCGACAGGCCATTCCGAGCCGCGCCAGTGCGCACCATGTCGAAGGCCCAATCGACGCCACCGACCGAGCGCTTGATTGCTTGCCGTGCAGCGCGCTGAATACGCGGCAGGTTGGCTTGGATCGTCTCGTCTGATGCCCGAGTACCATCGACGAGCTGCGAGGCCGTAGACGCCGCCTGATCGGCCCGCGCTTGCTTGCAGTGGGCAACGAACTCCGGCAGGTTCGGCACCTTCACGAGCGCGGTCAGGTTGTCGCTGCCGGCCTTGAGCTGCGTGTTCGACAGTTTCTTCAGTTCGACGGCCCAAACCTTCTGCACTTCCACCGGGTTCGTTCCGCGCCAGAGATCAGCGAAACGGGCGCCATAGACCGCGCTCATCTTCGAGAACAGGACTTCGACCCAATGGCGCGGCAGCGCGTTAGCCGGCCAGTCGTCACTCGACTCGGGTTGCTTCAACATCGACAGTTCGGTCATTTGATTCATTTCGTCGGCTCCGGCCGGTCAGTGCTGCGATGGTGTCTGCGCGTTCGTCGTGATAGCTGCGAGGGGTTTTGGGTCGAGATCGGCCAGCAGGAGGTGGCCTTGCCGCATCAGCCGTCCAACGCTGCGCGATTGCCACCACGAATCCAGCCTTCACGCGGCCAGTCGGGTCGGACGCTTTCGCTTCAGCACACGCCGCTTCGATCGTCTCGACGGTGATGCCCGCCTCCGCTGCCGCGACGATGCGCGGATCGCCCGGTTGCGCCTCGATCGAATTGCGACGCATCGCTGCGGATAGGTCGGCCGGACGCGCTTTTTCGCGGGTCTGTCCTACTACGTCCGTCCTATTCCCTACGGTTTTATCTTTCTCTTCTCTTTCTCTTTCTCTAGCTAACGCACCCGTAACGCTCGTGTGCTCATCCTGTAACGCTTGCTGCGTTACATCGGCGTTACTGCGGTGATTAGCGACGCGTTTCGCGGTCACGGCGCGCTTCTTTGCGGATGCGCCGTTGTGCTCCTGGAACCGCTCGATGCGCACGCC